CTCTATTTCTTCTTACTTGGTCTTCTAAATTTGCATAGGCTTCAACAGAAGATTTTAATACGCTAATTGCTGTACCTGCTCCAATACCAACCCCAACAGTTGCCAATGCTCCTTGAATTCCACTAAAAGAATTTTTTATTTTGCCTGTTATGCCGCCAACTTTATCTTTCAATGTTCCTAATGAAGTCCCAGCTTTTTGTGCTACATTAGTAAATTTATCTTTCAACTCAAGCAATGCACTCAATTTATATTCACTCATTCTCTAATCCACCTCCAATCATAAAAAACATAAACAACAACTCCGAATTACTTAATTCCCTTAGACTTTGTAGACTATGCCCGCAATTTAAATAGTGAGCGACTGTTTTTGCTTTCCAGTCGCCCTTAATTAGTTTTTTATTTCTTCAACCACTTCTTCAACAGTAAATTTTTCATTCCAGCCTGCTTTTGCCATAAGCAATTGTGAAATATTTACTATGGTAGATTGGCTTAATACCTTTGGTACAACTTCTACTGGATTCATTTGACAACCCAGTTGTGTAATTAATTTTTCATCCTTAAATATTTTTCCTGATGTATAAATCAATTCGCTGTCTTTGTCCGCACTATTACTGGATAAAATATCTAGTATTTCCATTCTGTTTAACACTTCTAATTCTAAAACAGCTCCATTCAATTCTTTAATTTTAACCTTTACTGTATCTTTTTTTTCTATTTTTTTGCTATTTTCCAGCAACATTTCTACTGTTATATTTTTCATTTTATCCCTACCTTTTTTTTATTTTATTACATTTTCATATTTAACATCACCAGGAGTAAATCCAAAGGGTATTTCTTCTTCCACGATTTCCCCTCTTGCGAATTTTGCTAATTCAATTGAGTCAAACCAAACATTATCAATTGACACTCTCTCTTCTTGTCCTTTCAAGCTATCCGGGTCTTTAATTGATGTCACTATTCTACTTCTTACATCTTTTCCTTTTATCCAATTTTCAAGTATCTTTTTTCCACGAGTATAAACTTTAAATACTGTAATCGTTCCTTCACCTTTCAATCCTGTTATTTTACTATCAACAGAAATCCCCAGCTGTACTTCTTTTCTTTCCGCTGTAATTTTAGCTTCTACAGATTTTAATTCCGCTACTTTTTCATTATCAAGCCATATCTCCCCATAAGCTCCTGTTATTGTTCTATTCCCTTTTATATTTTCCAGCATTTTCTCAACTCCTTTTCATTACATTAACATTGTCAGGCTAAGTGATGCCATAGTATCGGTAAATCTCACATCACCTGTTAAATAAACATCATCACCCGTAGGATATTGCAAAATCTCTAACTCTGTCATGGTATCTACTTCCAACCCATCTGCTATAATGACTCTTTTCTGTGCTTCAATATCTATCTCCACTTTATTGTCATAATCTCCATTCAGTACATTTGGCGACATTTCTTTAAAATATACTTTTGTTACATTTGAACAGAAATTCATTTTATTGTCATAATCATTGATATATTTCCCAAGCCAATATTTTTTGAATGTGTCCCTTATATCATCTACGATAAAGCACATACCCTCAACAACTTTAATTTTTCTTGTGTCTTTTTTCCAAGTACTGTCAAATGTAGTTTTAGAATTAACGCCATAATTTACCCTAATCACATCCTCATCAGTGTACAAACTGAATTTACCAAGTTTAGGCTCATAATCTTCAACTTCTTTCAAATCATTCATGATGTGATTATCAGCACTACGGTTTAACGGCATACCTGCAATAAGTCCTGCAATAGCTGCTGTATATTCCTGTGCTGTAAAATCTCCATAAATGGACTTATATGTTCCACCATTCGCAAGTTCTACAATAGCTACATGGTCTGTTTTATTCGCATAGGTTGATACATATTTTATAGTTTTACCAATTGCACCATCAGTTTCAAATTGCCGCTTTATCCAGTTCACAACAACCTGATCATCTGATTCTATTGCCTGTGGGTAAGCCAGCCAGTTAAATTTTCTCATTTCTAAATCTTTTAGTACTTTATCTGTACTTTCTTCATTCTGCACAACTCTGGCTAATACTTTAAATGCTCCGTAATGCATAGCTAAATTGATATATTTTATGCTCTCTGCATCCCAGTTTTTAGTTTCAACATCCGCTATCGTTTTAAAGGTGTACCACTTCCCAGTGGCTTTTTTATCCTTCAAAATCAGGCATACAGTACCCCTTTCACTTCTTTGAATAGCTGTAGTTGCCAATGTTTTAAATGCAATACTAATGCTTGGACTTGCATTAATTTGTCCGACTATTGTCATTTTATCACTCCTCTATCTCTTTAATTTCATTTTTAAATTTCTCATTATCTTGTAATTAAACGGAACTCCGTTTTTATCAAATAATGATAATTTTTTAAACAC